TCGACGGCAAGCTCGCGACGCTGAAAGCAGCGGAGGCACGCCTGTCGACCGGCGCGCGACCCGTGAACGGCGCGCCCGCGATCATCACGTCGCGCGGCAACTCGAACGACGCGCAGAATTTACTCGGCAAGCTCGCGCTGTGCGTGTTCGAGTCGCGCGTAAGAAGCAAGCAGATCGACGTGATCGCTGCCGAACGCTTTCCGAATTCGCAAGCGGTCGAAACGATAATTAAGGCGGCGCAAAATCCGGCGATGTCGAACGTCGCGGGATACGCGCAGGAATTGACGCGCCAAAGTTATGGCGAGTTTCTCGATCTGCTCAAGTCGAAAGCGATACTGCCGCAATGCTTGCCCGCCGGTCACACGCACAATTTTGACGGTGCGGCGTCGATCTACGTGCCGACGCGATTAGGCGGAAGTGCTGCCGGTGCGTTTCGCGCCGAGGGCGCGCCGATTCCGGTCAAGGGTTTGACGTTCGACCATGTCACGCTGACGCCGAAAAATATGGGCGTCATCTTAAGCGCGACGAATGAAATGCTGCGCCGGTCGGCGATTGATCTCGCCGCGTATTTTCAAAACGCGATGGTTTACGACACCGGTGCCGCGCTCGATGCGTTGTTCATCAGCAACACGGCGGGCACGACAACCGCCCCGGCGGGCGCGCGCGCGAGCTTGAACGCGAACGACACGCGCGCGAGCACGGGCGCAACGGCAGCGGCGATTACCGCCGACATCAGAGACATGCTCTCCGAGTTGACGTCGCACGATATGGGCGACCCGTCGACAACGCGATGGCTGATGCACCCGACGAACTTGGTCGCGGTGTCGATGATGCTGACGGCAACCGGCTCGAAGCAATTCCCCGAGGCAGAACAATCGCGGCTTGCGGGTTATCCGGTCGTCACCTCGACGCGGTTCGCGACGAACATCGTGCTGCTCGTCGACTTCGCCAATTTCACATTCGCAATCGGCTCGCCGCAATTCGAAGCGACGACCGTCGCGACGCTGCACGAGGAAGATACAACGCCGCTCCCGCTCTCGACCGGCACGTCGGGCGCAACCGCAGTTACCGCCGCACCGGTTCGTTCGCTGTATCAAACGAACTCGTGGGCGTTGCGGATGATGCTCGATGCAGATTGGGCGAAGTTGCGCGCAATCGGCCCCGTGCAGGAACTGACCGCCGTCGCTTGGTAATGCGCTCGGCATAACGCAACACAACTCGAAAGGAAATTTTTATGTACAAAGCACTCATCATTCCGCTCGAAGGCGGCGACGGCGGAAGCATCGACAACACGCTGCCCGGCGGCGGTGTCGGCGGCGGGCATCCGTCGCACGGCTTGCCCGGCTCGCCCGGTCATCCGTCGCACGGCTTGCCCGGCGGCGGCGGGCATCCGTCGCACGGCTTGCCCGGCTCGCCCGGTCGTCCCGATCAGGGATTGCCGCCGCTGCCGCCCGAGATCGACAACGATCTGCCGCCGGAAGCATGGCCGGGCGTGCCCGTGTATCCCGCGACGCCCGAGCATCCGATCAACCTGCCGCCCGGTAGCGTCTATCCGCCGCTGCCGCCAAGCGTGTCGGGCAAGGCGCTCGCGCTCGTGTTCGTGCTCGGTGTCGGGTATCGATGGGTCGTGATCGAGAACGTCCCGCAACCGAAATAAAAACGAACCGCTCGGGAATAAACGACTCGGGCGCGTGCAATGCGCGCCCGAGTTTCCCCTGATAGGAGGCTCGCTTGATCTCATTCCTGATTTGGTTGCTCGTACTGATTGTGATTTTCGGATTGCTGTATCACGCCATCGGACTATTACCGATGGACGAAACGACGAAACGATTCGCGCTGTTGCTGCTCATCGTGATTTTTATTTTGATGTTGCTCGCGGGATTAACCGGCGTCATTCCGGTGTCGCGATGGGTCACGTCGTGACATGGGCGCAGACACAAAACAGATTTGCGTTGCTGCTCGTCGTGCTTTCAATTGTGATGCTGACGACGGGCTGCGTTTCATTGTTACGCTGGATAAGATAAGAGGGGCGCGCACATGACGCGATTAGTCTGGGCATTTCAACCGCTGCATGAACTCAACAAGCGCACCGGATTTGTCGAGTGCGACGACGCACTCGCCGCGTCGCTGATAAAAAGCGGCAAGGCGCAAGATCCCGCCATCGGCGCGACCGCGTTAAAACATATCGTCGACACGCCGCCGCCGCCGCTGGCGAAGGAATCGGCGAGCACTGAATACGACACAAAAGTAATGACGCCGAAAAAACCGACGCCGAAAAAATGAACATCGTCGAGCGTATCAAGTCGTGGCTCGGCGTCGAGGGAAGTTATCGCGGTCCCGCCGTCGGTTATTCGCATTGGGGCAATCCGTTTTCGATTGCGTTCGGCGACGGGTATCAGGCGGGCTTGACGCTCGACTCGCGCGGCGCGCAATGCGTGCCGATTGCTTACGCGTGCGTCATGGCGACCGCGAAGGCTATCGCCACGTGCGCGCCGTCGCACATGGTCGTCGACGACAGCGGCAAGCATGTCGCATCAACAACGTCGCCCGCGTCGCGCGTGCTACGCAAGCCGAACGCGTATCAAACTTGGCCGCAATTTATTCTGAACGCGGTCGCGACCGAATTATTCGAGGGTGAAGCGTTCATTCTGATTTTGCGCGACGACCGTTATGCCGTGCGCGAATTTCATCAGATGCCGCGCGGCTCGTGCTCGCCATACATCGCTGAACGCGGCGGCGAAGTGTTCTATACCATCGGCAGCAATCCGATGCTTGCGAGCGGCATCGATATGCTCGTGCCCGCGCGCGACGTCATTCACTTGCGCCAGCACACGCCGCGACACCCGCTTATCGGCGAGTCGCCGATCAGGGCGGCGGCGCTCGCGCTCGGCGTCAACGTCGCGCTATCCGGCAATCAGGCGGCATTTTTTACGAACATGAACCGCCCGAGCGGAATTTTGTCGACCGAGCAAATGCTCACGCGCGACCAGATGCAGCAACTCCGCGAAGCGTTCGACGCGCAAGCGCAAGGCATGAACGCCGGGAAAATTCCAGTACTGGCGGCGGGCTTGAAATTTTCCGCGATGGGTATCACGTCGCAGGACGCGCAATTGATCGAAGCGCAGCGCATGAGCATCGAGGACGTCGCGCGCTGCTTCGGCGTGCCGCTGCCGGTCATCGGCGATCTATCTAAAGCGACGATGAACAACGTCGAGGCGATGATTAACTTTTGGCTCGCGACCGGACTCGGCTCGTTGCTCGAAAATCTCGAACGCTCATTTGATGCCGGTTTCGCTTTGCCCGCGTCCGATTATGTCGAGTTCGACGAGCGCGCTTTGCTGCGTATGGATTACCGGCAACGCATCGACGCGCTGACGAAAGCGATACAAGGCGGCGTGATGTCGCCGAACGAAGCGCGCACCGTCGAGGGATTGGCACCCGTCAAAGGCGGCGACACGGTATTCCTACAGCAACAAATGATTTCCATCGACATGCTCGGCGAACTGCACGCCGCCGCGATCAAGCGCGCGAACGCACCGCCGCCCGCGCCCGCCGCGCCCGCTGTCGACGACCCGCCCGACGACCCGCCCGACGCCGAAGATAAAACCGCCGACCCCGCGATCACCCGCGCGCTCGTCGTCGATATGGTCGACCGCAAAAGGAAAGCCGCATGAACGAAAAAGCGATTGCCGCCGCACTTGAGCCGCTCGCCGACGAACTCGTCGCGCTCGAAAAACGCTTCGAGCAAATTCAACTCGTGCCCGGACCGCAAGGCGAACCGGGACGCGACGCCGATGCGACGCTCGTCGCGGCGACGCTCGCGTGCGATAGCGCGTTCGTCGCGCGCTGCAAAGCGCAGGACGGCAAGGACGGCAACGACGGCGCGGGCATATATGCGCCGTACTGGATTCGCGGCGAAGTTTACCGCGAGGGATTCACCGTAGTCGCGCACATCGGGCAACACTTCATCGCGTTAAAGGACACCGCCGAAGCGCCGGGCGATTCCGATCACTGGCGGCGAATAGGTAAAGGCGGCTTTCGCTATCGCGGCAACTTCGACAAGGACGCCGCCTACACCGACGGCGATTTTTATATCAAGGATTTCGGCACGTTCTGCATCGTGAACGGCGAACCGGTTTTGTTCGGTGCGCGCGGCACGCAGGGCAAACAGGGCGCGACCGGTATGCAGGGCGCGCGCGGGCGCGACGGGCGCGACGGCTCGACGATCATCGCGGCGCAAGCCGAAGGTTTTAAATTGGTGCTCGTGCAGCAATGCGGCGACGGCGCTGTCGATCACCTCGAAGCGGATTTCACACCCGCATACCATGAGCTTGTGCGCGAGGCGCTCGCCGAAATGCGCGCCGAAATCGCCGAACTCAAAAACTCAATCAGGGAGTCGACGTTATGAGCGCCGCATTGCTGTCACTCGATCAAATTAAAACCGCGCTCGGCATCACCGACAGCGCAAGCGACGACAAGCTCACCGCCGCGATGCCGGTTATCACCGAGTATTTTGAAAACTATTGCAAGCGCGGGCTTGCGTATGTTGTCGACTGCGTCGAGGAATTGCCGCTGACGCGGCGGCTCGCGCTGTTCCGCTACCCGGTCGAAGTCGTGAGCGAGCTTTTAATCAACGACGTCGCCGCGCCGACGATTCCGCCGCCCGCGCTCGATGCGTCGCACGGCATCGTGTTCATGGGCGCGTCGGGCTTTCCGATCTGGTGCGCGCCGCCGTCGATTGCGCTGATTACCTACACGGGCGGCTATCCCGACGACGAGGTGCCCGCCGATCTCGCCGACGTATACGCGCGATGCTGCGCCGACTATGGCGGCGTCACTTACTCAGTCGGCGCATCGGCGGGCGGCGCGCCGCTGAAATCATTAGGACTCGGTTCGGGCGCGCTGACGGTCGCGTTCGATACCGCCGCCGCGTCGCATAGCGCCTATGACACGAGCGCGGTGCCGTCGCTGCTCGCGCCGTATCTGTTCGTGCTCGAACACTATCGCGTGAAGGATTTCGTGTGACGCTGCCCGCCGTCGACTTCGATGCGATCAAGTTCACCGCACAAGAGGCGATTGCACTCTACGGCACGACCGCGACATTTACCGAGCAGGGCGCAGCGAGCGGGCGCGCGATCAAGTGCGTCGTGTATCGCGACACAAATCCGGCCGCGCTATTGCAGGACGTGCAAGGCGAACCGGCGAAAGTGTTGCTATCGCCCGCCGACTTCGTCGTGCCTGATCGCTTTCCGCAACAGTTCGACACGTTGACGATTGGCATCGAAGGATTCGCGCGCATCTATGCGATTACCGACATACACCCGGTGCTCGCCGAGGACAAGCTCGCGCTGCTGATCGCAACGATTAAGGCGAACTGAGATGTCGAGCGCCTTCGTCCGTGCCGCCTTTCGCTACGAGCTTGTCAGCGCGTTCCCGCTG